ATACATAGAGAAGGTTTAATTGACACTCCTAAAAGAGTTGTCAAATCATGGAAAGAATTGTATTCTGGATATGGTAAAAAACCAGAAGATGTTCTTACCACATTTGCCGCGGATGGTTATAATCAAATTGTCCTTTTAAAAGACATAGAATTATACTCCATGTGTGAACATCACATGTTGCCTTTCTTTGGGAAAGCTCATGTTGCTTACATACCAAAAGAAAAGGTAATAGGTATATCCAAATTAGCACGTCTTGTAGACATCTTTGCCCGACGTTTACAAATACAAGAACGAATTGGTGAACAAGTTACAGATGCCATTATGAAATACTTAGAACCTGACGGTGCTGCTTGTATTATAGAAGCAACTCATATGTGTATGCGTATGCGTGGAGTAAACAAGCAACAATCTACAATGGTTACTTCAAGTATGAAAGGTGCTTTCTTTAATAATCTCTCTTCGAGAGAAGAACTACTTCAATTAATCAATAAATGAAAATTTATTTAGCAGGGACTTCTGTATCTTCTCCAAGAAAAGAAAAGAAAATTCAACAATTATTTAAAAAAGGACATAAATTACATTCCTTTTTTCATTGTGTTGATGGATTTGAAAGTAAATGGTTTAAAATGAATAAGAAAAATAAAGTAAATTTGTTTCTTGATTCTGGTGCTTTTTCTGCTAAAACACAAGGAGTAGAGATTGACATAAAAGAGTACATATCTTTTATAAAGCAAAATAAAGATATTATTACTGTATATGCTAATCTTGATGTTATAGGAAATCCCGATGCTTCTTTAAAAAATCTTCATATAATGGAAAAAGCTGGATTATATCCATTGCCTGTATTTCATTATGGAGAAGACCCGGAAAAGTATTTAGTTCCTTTGCTTTTAAAATATAAATACATTGCACTTGGTGGATTAGTTATTGGAGCCACTCCAAAATTAATATCATGGTTAGATACTATTTTTAAAAAATACTTAACAGATAAAGCCGGAATGCCTATTGTGAAGGTTCATGGTTTTGGTTTAACTAATTTTGTATCTTTACTTCGTTATCCATGGTATAGTGTAGACAGTACAAGTTGGGTGATTACAGGAAGAGTTGGTTCTATCTTTATTCCTATACTTAGAAATAACGAATGGGTGTACAGCAAGCCTCCATTAAAAATTGCAGTATCTACAAAAAGTCCATCGTTAAAAAATGCCGGACAACATATAGATACATTATCTCCAAGACAAAAAAATGTCTTATTGTTTTATTTAAAAGAACATGACTTCGTTTTAGGAAAATCAAAATTCAAAAAGGAAAAACAAACATATGAATTAAAAGAAAACGAAAAATGGTGTGGGAAAAAACCAAAAGATAAAACAACAAAAAGAGAAATAGAAATTATAATAGAACCAGGGATTAGTAATACATATCAATTAAGAGATGAACTTAACATTCAATATTATTTGGAATTGGAAAAAAACATACCGAAATGGCCTTGGGCTTTTAAAATATTTAATTTACAGAATAGAATGTTTTGAAAATGAAAATTTATTTAGTTGGAATTGAAATAGCTAACAAAAATTTATTAAAAATGACTAATAGAGTTTTACTTAGTTATTATGATATACTTTCAAACAGTTCACGTGTACCAACTTTTAAATATATTCAAAGTGAAAATTTACTTAGCAGCAACAGCACCGGGAAACGAATTTAAAGGAAATAAAGTAGGTAGAATACGATTAAAGAAAAGATTACTTAGTTTTTTTCTTATTAACACAAAAACATTGCAATGTGATATAGTCTTTAAAAACTTATTAAAATGAAACCTTTTTTGTTTACATTTGAAACACCTGGAAAACAGCCTATTGAAAGTAAAAGTAGTTTAGCTGTGTCTATGGACAGAGTTACCGATATATTAATTCCTAAACTAAAAAATATTGATATCAATTGTGATTTTCATACAATACCGGAACTTGGATCTGGTATTGTTTTACAATTGTATAGCAACAAAAACAAGATAAATTCTATTTTTGTTATTCCATGGGTACGTCCTCCTGTTTTATCTATTAATATGTTAAAATCATTAGCAGATTATCCAAGACTTAATATAGATAAGTCTGCTAAACATTTAACAGATGAAGGAAAAATTGAACACATGTATAAACTTATAATCAAACATAGATTACATTTTCTAATAATGTTACCAAGAATAGGTAATACTGATTTATATTGGTTTGAATCTTACTCCACTATTCCTATAGAATTATGGAAAACCACATACAGAAAAGACATAAAAAATTTAGATAGGATTCATTTTCCAAAATACAACAAATATAATTTTACAGAAATAGATGTATTAAAGAAAAAATTAAATAAAGCAATAAAAGTATGATAATTAAAGTAAGTGAAATGAAAAGGGCTTTAGAAATTGTAAAGCCTGGATTAGCAAATAAAGAAATAATCGAACAAACAACATCATTTGCTTTTATGAACGGTAGAGTGGTGACTTACAATGATGAAATTAGTATTTCCCATCCTGTAAAAGGTTTAGAATTTGAAGGTGCTATTTTAGCAGATGAATTTTATAAATTCTTAACCAAAGTAAAAACAGAAGATATTGACATAGATTTGGTAACAAATGAACAAATTGTTATGAAAAGTGGTCGTTCTAAAGTAGGTTTAACCATTCAAACTGAAATAACACTTCCTATTGACGAAGAACTCAAACATGGGAAGAAATGGACAAGTATTCCTGATAATTTTATGGAAGGTTTACAGTTTGCTTGTCAATCTTGTTCATCAGATATGACAAATCCAAAATTAACATGTGTTCATATAAATGAAGCAGGCTTCATTGAAGGAACAGACAATTACCGTATCTGTAAATATACTTTAGATAAGGAACTTCCTATTGAGACAACACTCATACCAGCAACAGCCATAATAGTTGTTATTAAAATAAATCCAACAAAAATGGCTCAAGGAAAAGGTTGGTTTCATTTTAAAACAAAAGAAGGAACTATCATCTCTTGTCGTACATTTAAAGAAGAATATGTAAATCTTGCTCCTTTTTTAAAGAATAAAAAGACAGGAACCGTTATAACCTTTCCAGATACAATATTTGAAGTACTTGATAAAGCACAAGTATTTGCACAAAGAAAATCATCTATAGATGAAAGTATTTCTATTTTTGTTAAATCGAAAGTTTTAACAGTAAAAAGTGAAAGTGCTACTGGATGGTTTGAAGAAAAAGTACCTTTCAAATATCTTGGAGATGAGTTTAATTTTAATATCACTCCATACTTATTAAAAGATATTTTGAAACAGAACAAAAAATGTTACATATCTAAAAATGAACTTCGTTTTCAAGGAGAAAATTGGATTTATTTAACAGCTTTAAGAGGAGCAGAATAATGAAAGGTTTTTTTACAAATCAAGAAACTCAATCTTCAATAGTCATGGCTAATAGTAAAAAACTATCTTGCATGGCTTGTGGTCTATATAAAGGACCATTAAAAAATCCAAAATTACCACCATTTGGAAAATTTAAAAAAGGAATTTTAAACATTGGTGAATTTACCACTATAGCAGATGATGATGCTGGTAAGCCTTTTCAAGGAAAAGAGCATGGTATCTATTCTGTCTACAAACAATTTGGAATAGACATAGAAGAAGACTGTTTAAATATAAATGCAGTAATGTGTACTCCATTAGAACGTAAAACAGAAAAACAAAGAATACCAACTGGACATGAAATTGCTTGTTGTACTATTAATGTGGTAAATGTTATTAAAACTTATAAACCAAAACTCATTGTCTTATTTGGAAAAATAGCTTTAACAAATGTTATTGGACATGTGTGGAAAGCTTCACTAAACGGAATAGATACTTGGCGTGGTTTTGTTATACCAGATCAAACATTTCAAGCATGGATTGCTCCTGTGTTTTCCGTTTCTTATGTTAAAATAAAACAAAAACAAGAAGTAGAAGTTATATGGAAACAAGATATAGAACGAGCTCTTTCAAAATTAAATGAACCTTTTCCAATTCATGTACAACCAGAAATCAAAATAATTAAAAATCTTAATGTATTAGATATTATTCCAAATCATAGTGCTATTGCCATTGATTTTGAAACAACAGGAAAAAAACCGCATGTTCCTGGTCATTGGATTGTTACTTGTTCTATTGCTATTAATGGAAATCAAGTATATGTATTCAAAATGCCAAGAAGTAAAGAAAGAAGACTACCTTTAATTCGTTTATTAAAAAATCCTTATATTAAAAAATTAGGACATAATATAAAATATGAAGATGAATGGAGTTTTGTTATTTTAGGTACAAGAATAAAAAACTGGTTCTGGTGTAGTATGCAAGCTGCTCATATATTAGATAATAGAGCAGGAATAACAAATTTAAAATTTCAATATTATATTAATTTTGGAATTGCTGGTTATGAAACTGAAGTTAATAAATGGATGCAAGCGGAAGATGATAAAAATGCTAATAGTTTTAATAAAATGAAAGAATTTACATCATCTCCCGCAGGATTACTTTTAACTTTAACATATAATGCATATGACAGTGCCTACGAGTATAGATTAGCTGAAAAACAAATGAAACTAATTGGAATTTCTTTATGAAAAAATACTTAAATTTATATGCTGGTTTAGGTGGTAATAGAAATTTATTAGGGGAGGAATGGCAAGTAACAGCCATAGAAAAAAACAAAGAAATTGCTGCTTTATACAAAAAACGATATCCAAATGATATTGTTATTGTAACAGATGCTCATACCTATTTACTCGAACATATAAATGAATATGATTTTTATTGGAGTAGTCCTCCATGCCCAACAAATTCCAAATTACAAATTCCAAATGCGTTTAGTAATAGAGGAAAAGGAATAGTCACATATCCAGATATGTCATTATATCAAGAAATTATTCTTCTTAAATATTTTACTCCAAAAAAATCTAAATGGGTGGTTGAAAACGTACAACCTTATTATCCATTTTTAATAAAACCTCAGATTATATTAGGAAGACATAGTATCTGGTCTAATTTTTATATACGAAAACATTCTTTTAAAGAAGAACAATCGGTTGAGCATATAGAAGGAAACGCTGTTCGTTTTGGATATAGTTTACAAGATGAAAAAATAACAAGTGTTAAAAAAAGAATATTATTAAGAAACCTTGTGAATCCTTCTATTGGTGAATATCTTGTAAAAGAATCTGAAAAAAATATACAACCTGTTTTTAATTTTAATTATTAAGAGAAAATGTCAATACCATATCCAAATATGGCCGAAGCCTACAAATTAATGCATAATGGTGTATTAGCTTTTTCAAGAATGGAACATCAAGGTCTACGTGTAGATATTGAATATATTCATCGTAAAAAAGAGGAACTTACAAAAGAAATAAAAAAGTTAGAGATTTCTTTTAAAGAAACTCCTTTTTATATAAAATGGCGAAAATCTACTCAAAAACCTATTAATATATATAGTCATATTCAATTAGGAACATTTTTATATGATAGACTAAAATTAGAATCTCCTAAAAAAACAAAATCAGGAAAAGGTTCTACAGATGAAGACACTATAAAACAATTACATATTCCTGATTTAGATATTTTATTACGGATAGCTAAATTAAAAAAAATAAGAGACACATATTTAGATTCTTTTTTAAGAGAACAAGTAAATGGTTATTTACATCCTTTCTTTAATTTACATTTGGTAACAACATATCGTTCCAGTTCCGATTCACCTAACTTTCAAAATATTCCAAAAAGAGATGAAGAGGCAATGAATATTTGTAGAGGAGCATTATTTCCTCGCCCAGGCAATCAATTACTGGAATTAGATTATAGTGGTATAGAATTTAGAATAGCCGGCTGTTATTATAAAGATGAGACTATGCTAAAATACATAAATGATCCATCATCAGACATTCATGGGTTCATGGCATCTAAACTTTTCAAAATAAAGAATTTTGATGAAAAAGAACCAACTCATTCATATTTAAGATCAGCAGCTAAAAATGGCTTTGTATTTCCACAATTATATGGAAGTTGGTATAAATCATGTGCTAATAATTTAATAAATTGGGGAAATATACGAGAAAATGAATTTGTTTCTGGAAAAGGAGTTAAAATAGGAAATAAATATTTAACAGACTATTTAGCATCTAAAGGAATTGAATCATATACTGATTTTGAAAGCCATATAAGAACAGTAGAAAATTATTTTTGGAAAAATATATTCAAGACAGGAAAACAATGGCAAGATAATTTTTGGAAAGAATATCAAAAAAATGGAGTTATTTATTCTTACACTGGATTTGCTTACTCAGGAGTAATGTCTTTAAATAACGTTCTTAATTATCCAATACAGGGAGATGCTTTTCATGTTCTTTTATGGAGTTTAATTGAAGCAGATAAAGCATTATTACGCTGTAAATTTAAAACAAGAATATTAACTGAAACACATGATTCAATTTTGCTGGATGTATATCCACCAGAACTTAAGCAAATAATAAATATATTAAGATGTATCATGTGTAATGATGTAAAACAACATTGGAAATGGATTATTGTACCGTTAGATATTAAAGCAGAACTTTGTCCTATTGATAAAAGTTGGGCAGATAAAAAATCTTATAAACTCCCACCATTATGAAAAGAAAAAGAAAAAATCCTGAAATAGTTATTAAGCAACAAGAAAAGGAATATCAAAACAAAATTACAAATCGGGTGTTTGAAGAACATTATATTTTAAACAATATTGCAAAAAGAGATTTAGATACAGTTCAATCACATTTTATCTATAATAAAAATTTGTATGCTTTACAAAATAAAATAGGAGAAGAAAAATGGGAAGGAATTGATTTGTTTACAAATGAAACAATTAAAGTAAAAAAGAACAAATGTATTTTTATTTCCAAAAAAGAACCTATTTTAAAATTATATTATTCTTTTTTAAAAGGATTGGCTTATCTTAAATATAATGAAAAAATTAAGAAAATTTCATTTAATAATGAATTAAACGAGTTTTATGAATTAAATGACAAGTATGCTACAATATTTGCTCAAAGATATTATCAAATGACAAAAGATGTTATTCTTATGAGTTTTTTAAAACAATAATTTAATTAAAAAGTTTAATCATGACAACAAAAAATGAAGAAAAAACAAAAAAACAAGTCTTAAATGATGACGAAATTGCAAGAGGTGCTTTTGCAACTGCTAAAAAGTATCTAATTGAAACAATGTTGAAAAGTAAAGATACTGACTCTCTTCAAGAATGTTTGGAAGCATTTCGTACTCCCAAAACAGGTAATGAACATGATGAATTCATCAAAGAAAGAAATGAATTTATAAAAGAATATGAAAAATGTACAAAATATTCTGATGAATACAGAGCTGCTTTAAATCATTCAAACAGTCTCGGAGAATTACTTATTAATATGCACCTTATTTATTTACAACGAGAAGAAGTAAGGGAGAGAAAAGAAAAGGTAAAAGCAATGTTTGAAGATATGATTAAATCTGCTCTTTTAGGAAAAACAGATTTATCAGAAATGTTTTCTGAAAAGGTTTCTGAAAGGGATGAATTGCTTAAGATTATGTCTTTCTTAAAAAAGAAATAATAAAATGAGTTTTCATATAAAACACAGACCATCTACTTTAGACGATGTCTATGGAAATAATGACATTGTTACTGCTTTAAAAGGAATGTTAAAGGACAGGAAAACCTGTCCTCATTCCTTTCTTTTTCATGGTCCAACTGGATGTGGAAAAACAACATTAGCAAGAATCGTTGCCAAAGAATTAAAATGTACTGATAATAATTTAATTGAAATTGATACAGCACAATTCAGAGGAATAGATACAGCTCGTGACATTCGTAAAAATAGTCAATTTACTCCTTTAGGTGGAGGAGTTCGAGTTTATCTTATAGATGAAGTTCATAAAATGACAGGAGATGCTCAAAATGCTCTTTTGAAAATATTGGAAGATACTCCTTCTCATATTTACTTTATCTTATGTACAACAGATCCTCAAAGTCTTTTACCAACGGTAAGAGGTAGATGTAGTCAATTTCAGGTAAATGTTTTATCAGATGCTCTAATGAGTAAACTTTTGCAAAAAATAGCAAAAGAAGAAAAAGATAAATTAACAGAAGAACTGATTGAAATAATAACAAGAGACAGTTTAGGACATCCTCGAAATGCTTTAATGATACTTGAACAGGTATTAAATACACCAGAATCAAGACGTATCAAAATTGCTCAACAAGCTGCTATTGAACAAACAGAAAGCATTGCCCTTTGTCGTGCCCTTATAAGCAATAAAAATTGGGCAGTTATAAAAACTATATTACAAGGACTAAAAACACAGGAATCGGAAGGAATTAGGCGTGTCGTGCTTGGGTATTGTACTGCTATTTTGTTAAAAAAGGAAGATACTAAAGCGGCTTATATTTTAGAATGTTTTCAAGAACCGACATACAATATGGGATTTCCAGGAATTGTATTAAGTTGTTATCAAGTATGCAAAGGAGAATAAAAATGAATAAATTTAAAGTTCTAAAAAGAAACAATCTACCCACCAAATTACCATTTTTGAGTACAGCATTAATAATAACACTACTTGACTATTGGGATGCCCCAGAATGGTTGTGGGGTGTTATGTGTTTTTTATTGATAATTACATGGATTGTTTGTATTTATGAAGTAATAACACAAAAAGAAATTGATTTATTAAATAATAAAGAAAAAAGAGAATAAAAAATGAATGTAAGAATTGTAAGACTCGAAAAACCAGTATTTAAACCGTTTAATATTATTATCGAAGTAACATCTGAACAAGAAGCAAAAAAATTAATTGACGATATTGATATGGAATTAGACATAACAGTAGAGTGGTTAGATAAAATTGAAAAGAGAATCAAAGACGAATTAGTCTTACAAGGAATTCTTGAAATTAAAAATCCTAAACCTAAAAAAATGATGTAAAATTTATTATATGGATTACAGAAAAGATATGTCAATTGATGATGCTGCTTTAGACATAGAATGGTTAGAGCAACCTCAATTAGCTTTTGATTATGGATTACATTGGTCTGAATGTAAAATGAAAATGATGCAAGCAGAAGAAAATATTAAAGTTGTACGAGCTGAACTTGTTAAAAAAGCAAATGATAATCCTGATAGATTTTTAGGTGCTGGAATAAAACCAACAGCACCAAATATTGAAGCATATTATAGAAATCATAAGCTACATAAACAAGCTAAAAAAGAATGGATTGATGCTACCTTTGAATGTAATGTTGCAGAAATTGCTAAAAATGAAGTAAGCTTTTCCAGAAAAGCAGCATTGGAAAATATGGTAGAATTATATTTAGGTTCCTATTTTGCAGGACCAAAAATGCCAAGAGATTTAATATTAGAAAGGAGAAATAGAAATGAAACAAGAAAGAACGCTAATAAAAGAGTTCGATTAAATAAATAATTTTTTAATTTAAAAAAGTACAATTATGAAAAAGAAAAAGAGCACAAGTGTGTTTGCTGGTAAAATCAAAGACAATACAGAAAAGAGAAAAAAAGGTTCCTCTTATGGATACTTAAATCTTCCTAAGGGTACTGATGTTTTTACAGCAGAACCAGATAGCAAGGTAGAAATGGACATTATGCCTTATATTGTTACGATGAAAAACCATCCTGATGATATAGAAAAAGGAGAGCAATGGTACAAACGTCCTTTTAAAACTCATAGAAGTATAGGAGCAAATAATGACACGTATGTATGCCTGACATCTATTGGAAAGAAATGTCCTATTTGTGAAAAAAGAAATGAACTTCGTAAAGAAGGTGGAGAAGAAGAAGAAATAAAAGCATTACGTCCGAGTGAACGAAATTTATATGCTATTATTTTAAAAGGTAAAAAGAAAGGAGACAAAAAAGAATTGGAAAAAGTACATTTGTTTGATTTTTCAGATTACCTTTTCCAGGAACGTTTTGAAGAACAATTATCTGATAAAGATGAATTTGAAACATTTCCTGATTTGGAAGAAGGATCTACACTTAGTGTACGATTTGCTGAAAACAGTTTTGGGAAAAATAAATTTGCTGATCCAACAAGATTTGATTTTGTTGAAAGAAGTAAACAATACTCAAAAGAAATACTTGCTCAAGTTCCAAGT